AATTTTGGATTAGGCGGTGGTGTGGGCGGTGGCGGCGGTGGCGGCGGTGGCGGCGGTGGCGGTGGTGGCGGCGGCGGCGGCGGTGGTGGCGGTGGCGGCGGCGTTGTTACTATACCTACTCTTATAGAAGAACAAATTGAAACTTTAACTAATTTACGCAAAACTACTAGCACAGGCACAGGTATTAACTTTTTACTAAAAGAGCAGATAGATACGCTTACAGATGCTATAAGTACTAACGCGCTAAATGCTCTAGGTGATGAGCAAGCAAGGCTAAGAGCTATGGGCGCATTTGATACACCCGGCATAGGCGCGGGCTCTAGCTTTGATCCTGCACGTTTTCGTATGGGTGATAATTATGTAACAGTAAACGCAGGCGTAGTAGGTAGTGAGGACACAATAGCGTTAGCAGTACAGAAAGCTATATTAGACCTAGAACGTAAAGGTGACCCGCTGCGTTACACCGGTGGCCTATGACCCTGCCAGTAATAAACGCTGTTATTAACTTTAGTACCGGGCCTAGCTTTGCTCAAGCTATGATTTTAGATACAGGCATATTAGATACAAACGTGCTAGCAGATAGCGCGGCAGTAATTGTAGATGTGTCTAACGTAGTAGATACAATACAAACAAATAGAGGCCGTAACCCACAGGCCGACCAATTCCAAACAGGTACGCTAACTATGCGTATCGTAGACCAAAACGGCGATTTTAACCCACAAAATACTAGCGGCCCTTATTATGGCTTGCTAGACCCTATGCGTAAAGTGCAGATAACAGCTACTTACGCTAGTACTACCTACCCTATCTTTAGTGGGTTTATTACTAGCTACACTACTACTACACCTAAAAACGCAGATGAAGTTACTTATACCACGATTACGGCGGTAGATGCGTTTAGGCTCGCGCAAAATGCACAGATAGCAACGGTAGCAGGGGCAACCGCTGGAGATCTGAGCGGTACGCGTGTTAATCAAATATTAGACCAAATAGGCTGGCCTAGCTCTATGCGTGACGTAGATGCAGGGCTAACTACAATGCAGGCAGACCCCGGCACAGCGCGCACTAGCCTTGCAGCCCTTAACACAGTAACCCTAAGTGAGTACGGGGCTTTTTATGTAGATGCTACAGGCTCATTTGTCTTTCAAGATAGAAACGTGACCACGGCTAGCATAGGCGGCACACCTACCGTGTTTAACGATAACGGCACGGCTATAGGCTATTTTAACGCCGTATGGCGCTTAGATGATACGTTGGTATTTAACGCGGCTAGCATCACCCGTACAGGCGGTACTACGCAGGTAGCTATAGATCAACCAAGCATAGATAAATATTTTACACACAGCTATAACCAGCAAAATCTACTAATGCAGACAGACGCGGTAGCCCTAGATTACGCTCAAGCCTATGTAGCTAGCCGTAAAGAAACCTCTATAAGATGTGATGCCATTACCCTAGATTTATACACAGATAACTATAATGCCGGCATAATTGCCGCCCTAGATTTAGATTTTTTTGACCCTATAACTATTACTACAAACCAACCCGGATTATCTACTTTAACTAAGACTTTGCAGGTGTTTGGCGTAGCTATGGCAATTACGCCCGGCAGCTGGAAAACGACACTAACCACACTAGAGCCGATAATAGACGGCTTTATACTAGACTCAGCCATATACGGGGTATTAGATACCGGCGTATTGGCCTATTAGGGGGAACAATGGCAGCGGGCTTAGGATTTAAGACCTTTACTACAGGTGAGGTTTTAACAGCCGCGGATGTAAACGGCTATTTAATGCAAGGTATTTTAGTTTTTGCTAGTGAGGCTGCTAGAAACTCTGCTATAACTTCACCGCAAGAAGGCCAGTTTGCATACACTAAAGATAATAACAGCTTATGGTATTACACAGGTAGCGCGTGGGTGGCTAGCGGCGCAACAGGTGATATAGAGGGCATTACTACAGGCACAGACTCAGGGCTATCAGGCGGCGTTACTAGCGGTACAGCTGTACTACGCTTAAAATTAGAGTTTGATGCAGAAACAGGCACTACTTATACTTTAGTAGCAGGTAATCTCAACCAGCTAGTAACACTAAATAACGCAAGCCCAATTACTTTAACTGTACCGCCTAGCGTTTTTAGCGCGGGTGATGTAATAAACATAGCGCAGATCGGAGCAGGCCAAGTAACACTAGCGCAAGGCGCAGGTGTAACAATAACTAGCACAGGTGCAAGCTCTAGCGCCCCTAAACTTAGAGCGCAACAAAGCGCAGCTAGCATTATCTGCACGGCATCAAATACGTTTTTGGTTGTTGGAGATATAGCGTAATGAGTTTATTGGGCATTATTGCATCAAGCAAATTGACAGCTGTTCCGCTTACAGTTGATTATTTAGCAGTAGCAGGCGGTGGCGGTGGTGGCGGTAATGTTGATGGCTCTGCAACTTCAAGCGGTGGCGGTGGTGCAGGTGGTCTTAGATCAACAGTTACGGCAACTGGCGGCGGTGGCACATTAGAAACCGCTTTAACTTTATCTAAATCTACCAATTACACAGTTACAGTAGGTGCTGGCGGCGCAGCAGGTGATTACTATCTTGGTCAATTAAGTGGTGGTGATGGTTCTAACTCTGTGTTTTCTACAATTACTTCCACGGGTGGCGGCGGCGGTGGCTATTCTCCAAATCAAGGTCGTAATGGCGGCTCTGGCGGCGGTGGTTATCAAAATAATGCTGGTGGAACTGGAACGGCTAATCAAGGTTTTGCTGGAGCAGCAGGCGGTGGTGGCGGCGCAGGTGAGGTAGGTGGCGCAGATGGTGCAAGACAAGGTGGAGATGGTGTAGCAGTTTCTATTTCAGGTTCATCTGTAACCTATGCAGGTGGCGGTGGCGGTGGAAATGGTCACGCAGGTGGAGATGGTGGCGGTGGCGCTGGTGGCACAACTGGCAACGGCGTTTCTGGAACTGTTAATACAGGTGGTGGTGGTGGTGGTGCATATCAAGGGGGCGCGCCAGGCAAACTCGGTGGAGCTGGTGGTAGCGGTATTGTAATTTTACGCTTCCCAACTGCTGCTGGAACTATAACTATTGGTGCTGGTTTAACAGGTTCAACAAGCACTAGCGGCTTAAATACTATTGCAACTATTACCGCAGGCACAGGAAATGTGAGTTGGGCATAATGGCACATTACGCATTTTTAGATCAAAATAATGTAGTAACTGAGGTTATTACTGGTATTGATGAAACTGAACTTATTGAAGGTTTAGACACAGAAACTTGGTATGGTAATTTTAGAGGCCAAGTCTGCAAGCGCACTTCATACAATAACAATATACGCAAGCAATACGCGGGAATTGGTTATAGTTATGACCCAGCAGCAGATGTATTTATTGCGCCACAGCCTTTTGCTTCTTGGTTGCTTGATGCTGACCATAACTGGCAAGCCCCAACACCTAGACCGGAAGACGGCTTTTGGTATTGGAACGAGGCAGAGCAGGTTTGGGTAGATGCTAACAAGCTATAACGGCTGGCCTGCCAGTAAAGACCCGGCAGAAATAGGCATAAAGAGTTATCCAGTACCCGGCACTAATAGGAAACTTAGATGCGCTGAGGCTGTAGCACCTTTGCTAGTAGGTTTTGCCGCTGAGTTTCACGCGCTAATAGAGCCAATAGATGAAGGCGCTTTAGATGAGTGGGGCTACGCTTTCCGTATGGTGCGCGGCAGTACAGACCGCCTAAGCTGCCATAGCAGCGGTACAGCGATAGACCTAAACGCGACTAAACACCCGCTAGCAGCTGTTGGTACGTTTCCAGCTGATAAAGTGCCAATGCTTAGAGCGCTAGCTAAAAAATATGGTCTAACGTGGGGCGGGGATTATCGTAACCGTAAAGATGAAATGCACTTTGAGGTTAACGTAAATCCACAAAAAGCCGCTAAACTAATTGCAAAGTTAGGACAAGAAAATGCCAACTAGCGCGCAAGTAGTGGTAGGTACTCAGGCTGTAGTAGTAGTGCCTAAGTCAGATTTTGATCAGACAGCCAATATACATAATTTAGGTGGCGGCGCTATTTATTTAGGCGGCCCAAACGTAACTACAAGTAACGGCTATAAGCTAGATAATGGTGATAAATTAACTGTACCCGTGGGCGACCACGAGGCGTTATATGCTGTTGCTGCGAGCGGTACTCATACGCTTGCAGTACTATCACAAATAAACTAAGGGCATTTAGGAGCAAAAATGGACAAGAAAAAACTAGAGGCGGCTGCCTATAGCTATGGACGTGCCGCGCTAGCATGCGTTGCAGCTCTATACCTATCCGGCATCACAGACCCTAAAGTATTGGCTAACGCCTTTATCGCAGGTTTAATAGGCCCATTAGTTAAAGCATTACAGCCTAATGAAAAACAGTTTGGTCTAGGCGCTAAGTAATGAACCAAGCCCAAACTCTATTAGCTATATCGCTAGGACTTTGTAGCCTTGCAGCGGTAGGGGTTGGGCTGGTACGCCATTTAGTTAAGTTTTATTTATCAGAGCTAAGGCCAGACGGTAACGGCGGGCATAACCTTAGAGGCCGCGTTGAGCGTATAGAGGGCCAAGTAGACCGGATTTATGAAATGCTTTTAGAGGACAGATTAAAGCGCTAGCGTGTCGCGTTGCCTTATGTCGGTGTTAGGGCTCATACTTTTACTACACGCTGAGAGGGCTACTTAGTGGAGTAGTTTTATCAGCCTTAACAAAGGGTGAAATATGTTAGCTGATATAGCAGTAATTATTTTAACCGTACTAATAGTAGGCTTATTTATGTTAGCTGCCTATAGGACGGGATACAGAGAAGGCCACGGTGACGGTTACCTTAGAGGGCGCAATATAGCTAAGGCTTTAAAAGAGGTAACTAAATGAGCTTTTTAGACGGTTACGAAGATGTAAACGCTCGCATTAAAAGAGCTAGGGCAGAATATCCGGGCTTACGTTTAGTAGCCTACATAGAAGATATAGATATAAAAAATGGCTACATACTTATAAGAGCCGAGGCCTATAAAACCTATGAAGATGAGAAGCCAAGCGCTGTAGATTATGCTTATGAGCTTAGATCTGATAGAGGCGTAAACGCTAATTTTTGGGTAGAGAATTGCGTAACGTCAGCTTATGGGCGCGTTATAGGTTTACTAACCCCGGGCGGTGCAGGCAGGCCTACCCGCCAAGATATGGAGAAGGTAGAGGCTATCCAAGCCCCATTACAGACACGCGGCGCAGGCGGTGCAGTACCTAGCGCAGCTGAGTCCATAAGCGCCTTAAAAGCCAAGCTAGGGGCTGAGGTAATGCCAGAGCCGCCAATATGTACACACGGGCATAGGGTCTTACTAGAGGGCATAGGTAAGACAGGCAGACCATATAGGGGCTATATGTGCAGCGAAAAGGTAAAGGCTAAACAATGCCCGCCAATATGGGCTAAACAGTATGGCGATAAATGGCTACTGCCAGATGATCATAGCGAGGTATTATTAGAGGCCGGGCGTAACTTAGACCCTGTAGCAGAGCGCGAGCCTGTACCAGAGGCATTTATGAGCGATAGCGAAAGGGCAAACAGTAAATGAATAAAATAACGCTTACAAAACAAGAGCAATACACTTGCCATAAAGCGGCGTTAATTAGGGCAGAAAATACCCCGGATTATTGGGATACGCGCAGCGGTGCATATGAAGCTGCAGAGTCGGGCCTTAGCCTGCACGAGTTTATAGCGCAAGATGCGGCAGCTACGGGTAGTGAGTGGGCGGTAGCTAAAGTGCTAGGTTATGATTTTGACCCATATTTAGTAAAAGGTAAACGCATAGCAGATGTAGGTAAAAATATAGAGGTTAAGTCCACTAAATACTTAACCGGACATTTAATTATCCAAGAAATAGATCGCACAGAGGACATAGCGGTTTTGGTGTTAAATAAATCACCCGAATACACAGTAGTAGGTTGCTTGCCTATTGCGTGGGCCAAAAATGAGCGATTTAGGCATAAAATCCAAGCTAATTGGTGGATACCACAAAGTAATTTAATGCCAATAAGCACTATGCCATATCCAGTAATACAAATAGCTATAGCTAAATAGATAATGGGGTTACAAACTATGCTTTACATAGAGGCTAACTGCAGACAATGCAAGACCAACACGCTACAGCTAGAGCGCGTGGTATCTGACCACCTGCCACCTAACGTCAAATGCCTACAATGCACTAGGTGCGGGCTATTAGATATAACGTTGGTAGATGTGGATAACGCTAGGCAGGTACGCAATTAAGTTATCCACAGAGGCTAAAAACCTGTGGACAACACGCCCAAGCAACGCTCAAGTTATCCACAATATCGCTTTACACTTGACTAATCGGGTACGCTGTCTGCGCGGAACGCAAGCCCCGAAGGGCGCTAGCTTGCGAACGCTGCGACAGCTAGGGCTACAGTTCTGCCTAATCTTAGGCTTGCTATCTTTACAGACCTTACCCGTAAAGGCTGATATAAACGCTATAGATGCTTATAAAATATATGCTCATATAAAGATAGGTAACTATAAAGAGTTTAGATGTATTGAGAAGCTATGGACCAAAGAAAGTAACTGGCGGCCTAAAGCTAAAAACCCTATCTCTACAGCTTATGGCATACCACAGTTATTAAAGATGAAAGAAACTAACCCTTACAAACAGATAGACTTAGGGCTAAAGTACATAGATAACCATAGGATCTATAAGGGTGATGCGTGTAAAGCGTTACGTCATCATAATAAGAAAGGCTGGTACTAATGGCTATTATTATCTGCAAAAATTGCGGTTTGCCTAGTGATGAAAGTGAAATTATCTGGAGTAAGTATAGAGATTATGAGGCTTGGTGCTATGGCTGCGTTGAAGTAGAGGCTGAGGAGCTGTTTAAGCGTGTCTAAGCGTGGCGACCCTAGAGTAAACAGGGCTTACCGGTACAAGTTTAGAAACCAAGTATTAGCTAGAGATAGCTACACCTGTTATTACTGTGGGGCAGATGCAGACCAAGTAGATCACGTCATACCTGTTAGTAAAGCCCCAGAGCTAGTGCTTAGCTTTGATAACGCTGTGGCCTGTTGCAAGCGCTGTAACGTACAAAAAGGCAATAAGTCGCAAGGCGTTTTTTTAGCTAAGACGGCTAC